CACTGATAAGACTACCGCCGCCGTTACCATTTCCGTTAAGCATCTTAAACAATTCATCTGCACTAATAGTGTTATAACTAATAGATACTCCATCATTTGACTGAGACGCAATCGCTGAAGGTGTTTGTACAGTAGTAGTCTTTCCCTCTTCAGTGGTAGTAGTGACAGTCTGCATTCCCAAGATTAATGCATCTGCTTTAAGTTTAGCCAGTTGAATTAATCTATTTGCACACCGTTTTACACGTTCATCGAATTCAGTTTCATTACGAAGTCTATTGAACGTATACCAATCAATCCACGTAGATGCTTCAAATTCAAAATCAGCAAAGGTGGTTTCATCTAACGTTCCACCATAAGATTGATATTCTTCATAGGTAAGATACATTGAATCCACCACCTTTCACTTATTTCTGTTTTTTACGTCCCTTCGGTTTTTCTTCTGGAACTTCTACTTTTTCAGTTTTCTCTGTAAGTTTAGTCTGTAATTCTTCGATCTGTTGTTTCTGTCTCATGACCATCGCTCTCAATTCGGTTGCGTCATTAGGAATCGCTTCCGTAACAACTTCTTCCGTTTTCTGGTCAATCAGACTGTAACCCTTGTTGAGATAGTGTTGAATATTATCAACACTATCATCAACCTCAAGAATTACATTTCCTCTACGAACTTTAGTCAGCATCACTCGTTCGTTGTAGTAGTTGTAGTGGTAGTACCAGCCACATCTGTTACATTGAACTGGAGAGCGTCAGCCTTCTTATTGAGAATGAACACATCCTCAAAGGACTCTTCGTAGTACACGTACTTACCTTCAGACATAGCACTCGGAGCATCCAGACGAGAGAACGTATAAGATACCGGAGTGATAACTGCATTCGGGTGAACGAGGAACATATTGATCTGCTTTGCAGATTGAGCCGGTGTCCAACCAGAAGTAAACACATACAGTGTCCGCATGAGTTCAGACGGAACCCCAACGATCTTAACCTGATCGAGACGGTTGATTCTACGATCAATCGCATTCGGTCCAGATTCAACACTGATAGAACGTCCAATTGTGTTATTCGCATCAATCTGAGCATTCTTCAGAAGAGAAAGAACTTCATACGTAACGTAGAGAATACGACCATTAGCCGGAACTCTAGCGTTATCCATCTTGAGCATCATTTTGTCGAATACTCCAAGAATATTCGCCGCAGTAAGAACTGTAGTATCTGGAGATTTACCTACATATGCACTGTGCGCAGTATCACCGCTTGCTGGAGTAACCGAGGTCGTCCACAGGTAGTACAGACGAGAAATAGTATAAGCATCCATTTCAGGGAACTTCTGTTCCTCATTGAATACTCTTGTAATGTTTGCGATAGTAGCGACCATATTAGACTGGTCAATATCCATCGGATGAACAAGTGTACTCCACTTACGCTCATTAGTAAGCGTCTTTGTTTCCCACTTGTTGTCATAGTTACGCTGTGCAAATGCAATAGTATCTCTATCCGCATCGACACGACCAGTCGTGCTGATGGACGGAATTTCAATAGTCTTTGCGTTTACCCAACGGAACCGATTGTTATTCGGTGTACTATACAGATCACCGAAATTCAGAACATACGGAAATGCCTGTTCAAGTGCTCTAAGATAATCTGTTGCATAATTGACTGCGCCAACTGCGCTATTTGCTCCACCGTTAGTTGCAGGTGCTCCCATGGAAAATTTCCTCCTTATTTGTTATTGTTTTGTGCAATTCCTCTAATGGGAGTAAAGTTGAATGCTTTAGCAAACCCATTAGTAGCATCTGGATTCGAAGTAGAAACTTGATCTGTAGACGATACAAACTGCGGTTTATTTTCTACAACAGGCTGTGTTTCCTGTTCTTTAACAAACGCATCAGGGTTATCAGCCAAATACCCTGTAGTGAAATCGTCACCACCAATAATCTTACCGTTTTCCAGATTGAGACCTTTGGCAATCATGGACTGAATAAAGTCTCTCTTCGCCGCATTACTGGTAAAGTTCTTGCCATTTGCAAAGTCTTTTACAGCGTACTCATATTCGACCTGTTTCAACTTTGCCTGATAGTCTTTGGTATCAGTGTCATACTTTGTCTGAAGATCGTTGAATTTTGTAGTAAGTTCTCCGAGTTTCTTTGCATCTGTTCCAGCATCTGTAAGTTGCTGTTTCAGACCTGCAAGATCAGCATCTCGCTGAGTGATGGTTTCATTAAGTGTTTTGATGTTGTCATCTTTAGCCTTAATGTCATCATCGTACTTGTTTCTTGCTACATAATTCCCTGTACTCAGATCAGCAAGTTTGATACCTGCTGTTTTAATAGCAGATTCAAAGCCCTCATAGTTAAGAACTCCGCCTTCTGCACTTGCGAAAATTGCTCTCAAATCCATTTTTACCTCTCCTTTTACACTCTTTATATCCGTCATTTGTTTATTCGCATTACGGTTTGCGAACAAGTGTACATGAGTTTAAATGTCCTCATGCTAGACGTAGAGATGGATATCTCTAACTATGTTAATTATATATTAATATGGATAACTTGTAAATCATACATCACGTAAAACACGGTAGTCAGAAACTGTAATTCTACTTCTTTTTATCGCTAATCCGGCATGCGCTGAGAACGCTTTATACTGCTGTATAAGAGACGAAACTTTACGCTGATAGAATAATGCTTGCTCTCTGTTTTCAGCGTGTCTGAACGCTATTTGAGCGTCTTTAGCACGTCTTATTTTAGTTTCTATATTTCTCTGTATCTGTGTACATTCATACAGTGTCAAATGTCTACCGTCTGGTAAAAATACACCCTCTGCATTACGCTGTCTGTATTTTTCCAATGTTTTAACTGAATATCTAGGTTTATGATTTGCTAATACCACATAAATTGGGTAATGTCTACAATTCCACTCACCGATTATTCTATCCACACCTGTAAAATGATTATCTTCTACATCTGTGAAATCAGCATTGGATTGTAACTTATTGTATTCTTCTATAGTAAATACATGACCTTGAAATGGTTCATGATCTGGGGCTGAATTAATATGAGCAGACAATTCTACCCCATCAGCATCAATCTGTTGTCCTATTAACTCCTGAACACCTGCATTGATAGCATTAACTCCGCCGAGAATATTCATACGTACAGCAGAATCAAGCCTACGAGTATATCCACTAGGATAAACAATATTTCGTATTCCACTATCTGCGAGTTCTTTAATAGCACGTCTTGTAGCAGTTTCAAAACTTACCGTATCATTTTGAACTGCCTGAATTGCTTTATCTATAACTATGTTGTACGTATCCTCAATCGGTCTGAAGTATTTTAATTGAGGGTTTCTATAGTCACTAACAAGAAATCCTGTGGCAGATGTATTTGACAGATTGACATAAGTATCAGCCGTTCGATTACTTATGGAGGTAACAAGATTCTGTAAATCAGCATTACGTTCAAATGGAATAAATGATTTGTGTCTATAATCATAAAATGCCCTCGCATCCATATAATTTGCTAATGCTACAGTTTTAATCAGATTTTTAATATCTTTTACTTGTACGCCAATTAAGTTTGCAAGTGCTGAATTAATTTGTCTGATATCAGCACCCATAGATACCAGTAATTCCATCTTATATAAATCAGAGGGTGAAAGAGTTCCTATCAGTTTCACCCTCTCTGCAATCACTCCGATGACATAGTTACTGATATCTTCCTGTCTGTTTATAATTGGCTGTACGAGATTATCAATAGCGTCATCACTAAGCATGTTTATCTCTTATCTCCACCGTTCATTTTTGGATTATACTGTCCGACAGTCATCATTTCAGGTGTATCTACTGAAGTAAGTTGTTCTTCAGTGATTTTTGCCAGTGCTTCTCTAGCCTGTCTCTCAGTTTCACCAAAATACCACTTACGAATTTCAAGTTTAGATTCAAGACCGTTCTGATACAGAGTAAGTCTCTTGTTGAGTTCCCGTTCTACATCAACAAGAATACTGTCATCCCATTCAAACGATACATCATAATCTCCGTCAGCAGTAATTTGATACAGATCACAATATACATTCATGATATAGATAACATCTCTAAGAGTAGATTCCAGTGCTTTTTGAATCTCTGCGTTTACTGCATATGAACGCTGTTTAAGGATTTTCAATTCTGTGGCTGTACGTGCTTCAGCCGCAACGTCAGAAAGTGTACCTCTTGATAATCCAGTAGCATCCTCAATTCTCATCAAAATAGCATTAAGACCTTGAATATATTCTGAATCTCTAAGAGATGGAGCATAAGGTTCAAACAGTTCATTTTCATCAATATCAACTTTACGATACAGTCTGGATTGCATTGTACCGAGAATTGCTTTTCCATCTTCTCGTTTAGGGTCAAACATAAAGTTAAATGCATTTCTATCAATATTGACTGCCATTTCACCTGCTTCATATTCCCAAAGTAATCTGGAATATTGCATATCAGCATCTTTAATCAAACTGACTGCTCTACTATAACCAGACACACCGAGAGGACTCTTAGTATCAATAGTATTCGCTTCAGGCATTCTAAAATAAGCAAATAACGGTCTGCTTACATTCGCAATAACTGTTTCAGACGCAAGTTTTGCCCATTCTGG